TTATTTTAGTATCAAAGATCCCAACGATTTTGCCGGAATTACAAGTGGCGTATCTAATACGGTACGGTCAATCATGATGAATCTTGCCGCTGGCTCTGTCATATTCGTACTATCCGAGACGTTGGATGGTCCTTTAGAGCTATCCGTTATATAAAGATAGCCAACACATGCGCACATTTCCTTAATTGTAACTTCCTCGTCCTTGCTGTTGTACACTCTTAACTCCTGAACACGGACACCATCTTTTTTGACTGTATGCTCAGTTGATCCGTTACACCAAACTCCTTTTAACCATCCTTTTAACCAGTAATCATCTTCGTTTTCTGGATCATCAGATGCTCCGAAAAATACTAATTGCGCAGTGGCATCTGAATTAGAATTTCCGTATATAAACGGATTACAAATAACGCTATTATCTCTGTAATCCGTGGCGCTCAATGTAAGCATAGATTTTCGATATGGAAACATATAACGATATATTAAATCTCCGTTGACCTCGGACTGTAATGGAGACATAGCCGTTTGTCTCTCACAAATTTTGAAACGAAGTGGATTGCCTTTTTCATTGTTATATGCCGTGCTGCTTCCATAATTTTCGCGATTTACAACAACACCATTTATCGTCACAGTGTCCGTGTCGAACCATTCATCCACGAGCTTTCCCTGCGTGATAAAATCCCACGCTTTTTTCCCCATTTTAGTTATCATTGTATATTGCCTCCTTAATCTGTTAAATATAGTCCTGTTTCATAACCTGGATATGTTCTTGCTGGTCTTGGTGCTTCAAATGCAATCACCGGATACACATAGATAGATAAAGGTGGATGTGGATAGCTGTCCCCACCACTTCCAGAAATATTTTCAATCTCACCCGGCATTTCCGCCAACATCATTTTGTCTGTTTTTCCGGTTTTGCTACGAATCGCATCCGCAACAGATTGCAGATCATCCAATATGCTCACTCAAATTCCTCCTTTCTAAAACTGTGTTGTCGTAATTGCCCCTATCGTTTCTGCCAATTCCTGAATATCTGCTTCAAGCTCCTCATGTGCAACATTCAGATTGGTGCACAGTTTTCCGATTGTCTCGTCCATCTTTCCCAGGTTCTCCGCCGATATGTCCGGTGGTCCATCGTTCTTCCAGCCGATCGGTTCATGCTCTACCGATTCAAATACCGCTTCCTGTCCCGGTAAAGTACCTCCATCAGAAACATATAATCGAATCAGAGTTTTTACCAGTGTTGGTATGTCATCTGTTCTTACCTCGCTGTATACAGGTATCGCACTAGAAGGATCCCCACCTGTAGATCCATAAGCACCAAACGTAGCATAATATGTGATGCCCATATACTCTACCTCTGCAAACTTTGAAGATAATGGATCTGTTCCGTAATATTTGTCAGAATATGAAAATGCATATTCTCTCACATTTGAAACGATCAGAGGATGCCAATAGCTTCCATTATTAGCCATCATTCCAATAGCCCACCACTCTTCTGTGCTATCATTCGGCTTAAATGCATATTGAGCAGCATTTTGCTGTATCAGTTTTGTACCTTTTCCGTATCCGAAACTTGTTTTTATCCCAAGACTGATTGTCGGTTCCGGTATGAAATAACTTGCCATATTCCTACCTCCTATGATAATTTTCGCCAATATGAATAGTTGATCCGCGCCATTCCGGTCAGAGTAGATACTACCTGTGCCTCAATGCATTCTACCGACGGCACGATCCTTGTACTGCCAAACGACAATCCCGGATTCGCATCGGCATCGCCGTTACAGATCGTTGCCGGCATCGTAGAATCAATAGCCGGCGTGGATATCGTGAGGATCCCGGTGCTTGTCAGCGGAATCGACGTAAAGTCACGGACGAAGCTTCCACAGATCAGCTGTGAACCGTTGACCACAAGGGCTTTGCCTGAAACGGTTCCACTGGATGCTATATCTCCAAGTACCTTAAAATCACCTCGATATGCGTAGTCCCCATCCACCTTGAGCGGCATGTCCATCTTCACGACAGGAACCGGCTGAAGCTGTTCATCGTATTCATCTGCAGTCAGTTCAATATGTGTGGACATGTCCTGCTGCTGTGCCGTTCCGTTTCTTGTCGTGTATGTGTTTTTCGCAAAGTTTACACCGCCCCGAGTAACCTCAACACTGTTTCCTTCCCGGAATGCCTGTCTGGTCGTTCCTCCCTTTCCATCCTCCACATCCAGATACACGATCTTATACTCCGTTGTGGTAAATCCTCCGCCGGTGCTCATTTCAGAGATGGTCCACGTCACTTCTGCCGGATTGTCAAGATCTTCCGTCACCTTAACCCAATGCGCTCCGTTTCCGTACTTGAATTGATACACCTCGGCTGTAGACAGGTCAAAATAACACTCTCCGATCTGCGGTGGTGCAACCTCGACTGTTCCATCCGGTATACTTGAATCCTTCGGTGCCCCTTCTCCTGCATACCTAAACTTCAGTGCCGCCCCATTGATTTCCGCTGTAATATCATAATTAGCAAGACGAACAAGACTTTCCGGGCTCTTCTGTGTTTCAAGATGTATACTGCCTCCGGAAATATCGATTGACTCTGCTTTCACTGTGCCGTCCTCATCGACGTTGAATTTGTCACTTGCGATCGTGATCTTTTTTCCGGAAAGATTCAGTGCATTGCCGGAAATGATATTGAATACATCCTCCGCTTCAAGATCAATGTTATCCGCCCCTGCTTTAAAGTAAGTCTTTGCCGTATCCGGATCAACACCCAGAGCAACCTCTACCAGTCTGCCGTCAGAGTCCACCTTCAGGACAACGCTGTCTGCCTGCAGCTCGATAGAGGACTGCAGCTCTTTCTCCGCATCTGTGGCACGTTTTGCTTCCAGACGGATTGCTTCATCCGTCTGCTCGAATCTGGTAGACGTCTTCTTTTCCACATTTGCCATTTCAATGTAAACGCTGTCGATGTTCTTCTGAATCTTCAACGTCCGGCCTTTGAGCTGCATCAATTCGCTTTCCTGTGTTACTTCGTTCTGTCGTTTCTGACTACCCTTCGCTTCGTAAGTATCGATCTGCGCTTGAATGCCGGAGATCGTGCGGGAGAATATATATGAATAAACCTTCTCTGCTTCTTTCTCCGCCACGATCATATCCCCCGTCTCCAGATACGGCAAAGCATTCAGCTTCAGTTCCGATACCGGGCGGTAATAGATGCCTTTCAGCTTGGAGAGGATATTGCTGCCTATCGTCTTAAGTTCCTCCACCGATTTTCCATATAGCAGGAAATTTCCGGTGATAAGATATGGATTGCTCAGATCCGTCCCGACCGTCACACCAATGTCCTCTTCATCCGTCTGAATATTAAGACAGGTGATCTTGTCCGTGGTATACTCCTCGCACCGGATACTCCTATATTCTGCTTCGGTATCAGATGCGCCGGACAGCTTTGTCATGTCCTGTGATGTGCCGCTGGAACTTGTAGGATACAACCCAACATGCGGATATAAGCCAATGTGTGGATACAAACCAATAGAATGCATATCCGGCAGATATATCACCTCGAAACTTCCACTCCGATCCATACGTCCAAAGCCGGCATTCACCGTGCAGATTGCCTTGAGCGCCGTGGTTCCTGTCAGACTTCCCGCCGTCGGAGCAATAGTTTTCTCCACGTCCATATCGTCGTTGACCAGTGCCTGCGATTTAAACGGGATCCCTAAATGCTGCAACAGCGATTCTCTCATCGCCTTAAGCTTCACCGTCCCGTATTCCACGACCTTCACGGTGACTTCTTTGCCGTCCTGCAGTTTTGTGACACTCTTCTCCTCTGCCGGAAAAAGAGTGTTATACCACTCAGAGACATCCACGGATGCTCCATATAAAGCGTCATACGCCACAACCTTCTTATAATCCTTGTCATCCACCAGTTCCGCAGAATCAACCTGATAATATCCCATCGGCAGCTGTATCGCTGTATCGCCATCTTCATCCACCGTCTCCTGAATGGCGATAAATCCCTGCCCGTTCAGCTCGTTCTGCAAGATCTCCGACACCTCAAACTCGCATGAGGATGCTATGCAGCCTCCAAGTACAAGCTCCTCTTCATCGCAGATGCTTTCCTTGATCGTAACCGCTTCAGAATGAATTGTATCGTTGCCGATCGTCAGACCCAGATCCGGGAAGTGCATTTGATAGCCATGAAAATATGTACCGCTGCAAAAGATTTTCTTTTGGGCTTCTGTCAGATCCACCATATAAAACCACCTCCTACAACTCTATAAAAGCAAAACGGACAGGCTGATAATACAGTCTGCCTTTAAGCTTTGTTTTGTACTGAAATGTAATATCCGGAACATAGCAGATCATAGTTGCATAGTCCCTTTTCCAATCATTGTAATAACGGACATATAAATGTCTTTTCTTTTTCGAACATTCCCCATCATTTACCGCAAATCCTTTATCGAACAAACTTAATAACTGATCCAATTCCTTGTCTGAAATGATATGGGTATTCGCCTCCCATTTCGATCTGGAATGTTCCATCACTGTCCTTCGAAGATATCCCTTCGCATTTGTGTAAGAGTCTTTGTCCTGCATCTGATCCGGAGTGGACTGGATCGTATCCTGCTGCAGTAAATCGTGATTTAGTTTCTCATAGGTGTATTTTCCATCTGAATAGCCGGTCGCAATAGCGATCAGCCCTTTGCTTTCATCGTACAATCGCATCCCCTCCTTACGTCAATGCAGACACACCATGCTGCTTTTTATATTTTGAGTTTTCATTTCTTACTACGCGAAGCAGATCGCCCTCTTTGTATTGCTCCAGCTCTACTCCTCCGGACGTGTTTTCCAATGTAATGATCGCATTGCACAATCTTTCAATCACCGGTACCAATGCTGCAGAAGTAGACTCTGCTGCCAGACGCCCGGCTTCTACCGCCATCGCCTGCAGTTTATCCTCCGGCGATACTACCTCGCCGTAATGACGGTTATCACCGATCATTGCAAGCTGCGGCGTGTTTGCTTTCACATATCCGCCCTGTGCCAGTGCCGGGATTTTCGGTACCGTGATCGGATTCTCCTCCCACAACTTTTCGAACGGTTTGATCTTGCCAACACCAACCTTACGGATCGTGTTGAGCATATTATTGATCTTGTCGAAAGGTTTCGATACAATAACGTTAATGCCGGAGATCAGCCCATTCACCACTGTCTTAAAGGTCTTTTCCATTCCCTCTTTAATTCCGGTAAAGATCTTTCCTCTTGAAGAAAATACGTCCTTGACTTTTTCCCAAGCACCTTTGAATGTCGATTCAAACCAATCTGCTATTCCTCCAAACGGCGCCTTGATATTATCTCTGATCGCTTTAAAATTATCTTTTGCTTTTGCGAAAGCTCCGCTGGCTTTATCGTATGCACTTGCGAATTTTGTTTTGAACCAATCCGGAATACCTGTAAAGGCATCTTTCACCTCTTTGCTTTTATCGCCGAAGAACGACTTTACTCCCGAAAAGCCACTTTTCAACTTATCGCTTGCTCCGCTAAAGGTAGTTTTGAACCACTCTCCAATTCCTTGGAAGGCTCCCTTGATTGCAGACGCTATCGTTTCAAAGAAGACTGCCGCCGGTCGGAATGTTGTTTTTATAGCTGTCCATCCAGCGGTAAACTGTCCCTGGATCGCAGTGAGAACACCCCCGACAATGTCCTTCACTCCTTCCCAGACCGTTTTCCATTCACCGTCAACGATACCTTTGATAATCTTACAGATTCCGGAAAATACTTCCGAAACTCCCTGTATGATCTGTGACACACCTTTCATCGCTGCAAGTATAATATTTCCGGCTTTCTGGAAGTTTTTCGCAAAAACAGGAATGATATTTGCAATCACCCAGTTAATTAAAGGTCGAAAAACTTTGTTGTGTATGCTGGTAAGCACATCCGCCAAATTACCTATTGCATCTAACACTGCATTAATTGCCGGCTGAACATAATTATGCACAACTTCTTTAAACTTTTTTGCAAACTCAGCAAGTACCGGTGCTATATGCCGATTATAACCATCTACTAACGTCCCCATCCAAAGCGTATAAGATTCCTTGCTGGCTTCAAATGCCGGACGGATATGTTGATCATATACGCTCTGAACTTTATTCCAAGTATTTGTCACCATATCTGATATTGTGCCGATAATTGATGACAACGGCTTGATTGTATTCATTAAAGCATCTTTGATCTTATCCTTGTTTTCTATAATTGGTGCGGTCAGGGTGTCAATGATATCTCTACCCACTTTCGCCATCAACGTAAGCACATTAAGCTTCGTTTCTACAAAAATATTAAGCAGATTTGCACCGATCTGTTTGGCTTCATCTGAACGAAATACTGCTGCAATATCCGCTACTACCACAGCGAAGTTTCCAACAATTTCCGCAATTTGCCCTGTAATATCGAACAGGTTCACCAGATGCTTGACCAGGTCCTTCTTATGCTGTTCCAGATACTTTGCGAAGCTTCCCACCAGCAGATCCGCCAACGTGAGACCAACGCTTGCAACGCTTCCAGCAATCTTTCCAAGTGCCGTTGCTATCTTTTCAGCACACTTTTTTACGGCATCGATTACAGACCGATCCGTAAATATATCTATCAATGACTGACCGATAGAACGAATTTCGTCCTTAATGCTCTGAAATACCTGTTTCGTATTTCCAAGCCCTAGCTGAAAACCGGCTGCAAATCTCTTGGCAAGATCAACAAATTCTTCCTTTACCTTCCCCAGTATGCCTGACAGTTTTCCGGCGCTTTCTCCTGCCTTATCCAGAACATTGGAACCTGCTGCAACATTACTCCCTCCTACCGCTCCCGTTCCGCTTCCCGCACTTGTGCTTCCTGAATCAGAATCCTTTGAAGAAGAATTATTGGAAAGCTCGTCCCAAGAGGCCAGACCAAACATGTCCTTCTTTGCTTTCTTCGCAGCCTTTCCTGCTGCCGTGGTATTCTTTGCCAGATCCGCCGCTGAAGAAGAGGCTCCCGACATATTGCTGTCTGCATCTGCTGCCATATTTGCCGTAGCTGCGATACCATCATCTTTGCTCTTGTTCCCGGTGAGCATTTCGGTAAACTGTTTGAAAATCGATGCCAGCCCGACCATTTTCTTCATCAAGGCATTGACCTTTTGAATGATCGGCGTAAACAGATTGATCAGTCCCTGCCCGATAGATGCTTTTAACGAATCGAACTGCAGAGACAGAATACGCATCTGGTTCGCCCACGACCCGGATGTCTTTGCAAAGTCTCCGGATGCAATGCTAAGCTGATCCTGTACGAACTTGTATCGCAGAGCCACCTTCTCTGCTTCAGTCATCTTATCCGTCGTTTTGCCAAAGCCGTTCGCCATAGCGTAGCTGTCAAGCGCCGTCTGCGTCATAACCACGCCCAGATCCTTTAAGGATTCTGTCTCGCCGGTAAACACAGATTTCAGCTTGGTGTATGCCTCATCCTGCGAAATGTTATAAAAAGATGCAACATCTCCTGCCAGCCCGGTAAGCTGTGTAGACATATCCGCTGCCTGATCCTGTGAAAATCCAAATGCAGTAGCCATAGCTCCAAAGGTACCCGCATACCTCTTAGCCATCGTCTCCGATAAGCCAAAAGAGGTCGCAGCATCCTTTGCAAAACTGTCCACCTTTTTAGATACCTTCGGACCAAATGCCGAATCGACTACGTTCTGCACCTCGGTCAGATCAGAACCGAGATCCAAACACTGCTTTCCAAAATCTGTAATTCCCTTTACTGCAAACGTAGCGGCCAGAGTTTTCGCCGCCTTTTTTGCCATACCCTCTATTCCGGACATGGATTTGCTGAAATTTTTGCTGTTAATTCCAAGATCAAGATGAATTTTACCAACACTCTGACCATCAGCCAATGCGCTCACCTCCTAGTGCGCGGTCATCGGCTCATAATGGCATCTACTTGACCAACGTTATTTTAAATTTCTTTTTACAGTTTCTCCCTTTGCATACCGTATAGATATCTCTGGCTTCTGATTTCGATGAATAAAATATCGGAAGCTCATATCCGCAGTATGGACATCTCACTTTCTTCTGTTTTTTCTTATCCACCACTATCACCTGCCATTCTGACAAATGCTGCCTTAAACATCTCGAGGTAATTCTGGACCTCTTCCGGACTTTTCTGCTTTGCGGACTTGTTTCTCCATTCTCTCCAGATCCGTCTCTGATCATCTGAAAAATGCTTAATCACTTCCTTGTCCGTCTCAGCACGGATTGCCACAACTCTTCCCAGGGCTGTGTCCGGACCAATACCGGAAATCAAAGCAGAAAACTCCAGCCATTTCATTCCTTTAAACTCCGCTGAATAAATACGGATGCCATATTGTTCCAGAACACTGGATACGATCAGGTCCCAGTCCTCGAACAGATCATAGTAGCTCTCGCTACTCCCCGCTGGGAGTATCATCATCCCCTCCACGAACCAGATCCATCGCCTCCTCAATCAAAGTCATGAAATCCTTGAAATTCAGATTCAGACCCTTTAATCTCTCCCTGTCCTCTTCCGAGAAGAGCAGCTCATAGGCTGCCGGCACTGCTTCTGCCTCTGGTCTGTCATCAAATAATCCCATCAGCTTCAGCATTGTTTCTGCAGAATCGTTCACTTTATATACCTGCCCTTTAATCGTGATTGCAGGACTTTCCTCAAAATTTAACTTATCCGTAATATCAATAACCTTTGCCATGTTCTTCCTCCGTTCTGCCTTTCGGCAATACAAAAGGAGCTGCTGCCGTTTGCTTGGCAGATCAGCTCCTCATCATCTTCTATTTCTTTGATTTTGCAGCCGGTTCACTTTCGTCAGCTACGGCTGCTGGGTTCGTCAGCGACGCCTCCTGCGCCGCATTAGCTGGGATTCGTGACTGTCGGCTTACCGTTCGATACAATATCAAACTCCAGCGGAGCCACATTCGTAGAATCTCCGCCATTGACATTCGTCACATTGATAACCGCCTTATCCCATGCAACTACCGTACCATCCGGGAATGTCCAGTCAAAGTAAACGTATGCATCCTGACCATTTGCCAACCACTTGCCTGCAACAAGATCGTTACCGGTATCGCCAATGCAGCGTTTTCCGCTGACCGAAATAGTGATTGCTTTTGCCGTCTGCAATGCACTCTGCCATCCCTCCTGTGTAAACGAGTTCCAGGTCTCGACACCATTGTCGATGGATACCGAAAAGCTTTCACATTCCGCAATAGTCACCTTATCCGCCTTCGTAGCTCCCACGTGAAACTGATTTTCATAACAAGGAAATACTCCTTCTTTTGCTGCCATGATTATTTCTCCTCCTTCACTTCTTTGCTGCAGTAAAATTCTGCTTCAATGACCATCTCAAAAATACCTGATTCGTCTGTTCCAACATCCTGCGGATGCGGTACCTGCATGATGCAAAATTTTATCTGCTTATTGTTTACGGTTACATCTCTCAGATCCTGCAGGATCCGATACAGCTCATTGGCTATCTGATCTGTCTGTGCAGCGTTTTTGTTCCAATGGATCAAAAAAGACACCGGGAGAACATCGAACGTAGCGTTCTCCTCTCCTCCCAGCGGGATATGGGGCGCTCCACTTCTGCGAAGATGATAACAGCCGATGCTTTCTTCGTGCTTTGTGTCCATCTTTCCCATGTAGCAGCGTTCATTTTTTACAATGCCGAGTTTTGCCACATAATCTCTGATATCTGCCAAGTTCACCATAAGCCCGCCTCCTTTTTGTAATTCTTCTTAAAAGTATCTCTTGCAAATGTTTCGTGTTCCCCGCCTTTCATCCACGGTTCATACCACTTACCTCTTGCATTCGGGTTCTCATCCTTCGAGAATTGATATTCCGGATGATAATACAATCGTCTGGCATACGGTGTATCTGATACGATAGAGCAGCTTCCCTGACTGCTGTTGCTGTAATCCACAAAGGTGCTTTCATTTTGCAAAGCTCCGGTATCTCTCGGCATTACTTGAGTCTGCACAATTTCTGTATGAACCGCCTCTGCGGTCTTTTCCAGAGCCCTGATGCTTGCCCTTGTCAGCTTCCTTATTTTGCCCTGATCGATCTTGATCGTTGAATTCACTGCCATTACATCACATCCAATTCACTGTAATTTACTGTTCCATCCGGGTTTCTGGCTTTTCTTCCCTGGAATATTCTCCTCTTCTCCCCGTTTATCTCAATGGTTCCTCCACTGAGATTCGGCAGATCCGGAGCGATATCTCCCGGAAATAAAGCCACCCCCGACAACTGGATCAGCTTTTTCTCTGCTGTCAGCACCGTCTTTGCGCTGTCCTGATAGTTACATGTTGTTTCAATCTCCTTTGCTATTACCGGCTCTCCGTACACGCTAAGCTCCTCCTGCTCCAGAGATACTTTTACCGGCGTCTTACACTGACGCTTCTTTACCAGACACGGATAACGCACACTGCCACCTCCTAAATCATCCTGCAGCACAGTCCTGTCTTTTCCAGCTCCGCATAAATGTCGGTTCGGATCACAACGCCCTGCACCTTCGTGACATTGACTCCACTTGAGAAGGTCATGGACACGCCATTGATTCCATAGGATGACAACATAGACTCCAGCTCATCCTGATTCTCATAGATAAAATCAGCCAGCATGCAGGTCACATACTGAATCTGATCCTGCTGGAATGCCGTGAGACGGTCGAAACCAATCTCACAGATTCTGCAGAATGTCAACGTATCGATCTGCCGGCTGGCTTTCTCTAACAGTCGTGTCAGTTCTTTCTCTCCGATCAAAGATCCACCGTAGGTTTCCGTGTAGTATTCCTTATCGGCATACATCCGCATCCCTCCTAGGCGGTATACTCAGTGGTATCCACATCTGCAAAGATAGAATCGATCTTGCCATCTTTGCCGTTCGGGAACACAAATACATCCGACAGGGAACGGTTCTGATACAGATATCCGTCGCCCTCTGTATGAGCTCCCGGTGCAAAATAATAAATGCTGGAGATCTTCGGTACCGTCTTACAGGTCTGTCCACATGCCACCAGCACATTGATCTTATGCGCACCTGTCACGGCTTCTACTCCGTGGCTGCTGTCTGCTGCCACCTTCTTCAGCGGAGCAAATCCACCAGCCTCCGTATCCCAGTCAAAGGCATCATAGAATCTCTCATCATCTACGACCTCCATGATCGGCACACCGTCAATTTCCGTTACGCGGGTCTCAATTCCCATGCCGCCCTCTGCGATCTGAGTCATCTCAATCTTACGGGTAAACTCCGTAGACTGTTCCAGAGCATCCATGATCTCGCTGCGGACATACATGATCAGAGCACCATTCGCCTTATAACGGCGAAGCTTACCCTTTGCCAGAATATCCTTAAGCATACCAAAGACCTTCGCCTTGGTATACGCAGATGTCGCCGTAGACGAATGATATCCTTCCGTCTCCTGTGCTTTCTTTGCCACCTTTGAGAAAAACAGTGCATCCGTCTCCGGCACCACCTGTGTCTGTTCAAAGACTCTGCTGATATTCTGGATGGACGCTGTCTCATTGGTCTCATCCACATCTGCCTTGTCCACCAGAAAAGATACATCTCGATCATGTTCTACCGTGTACGCTACATCTGTCTGAGCGTAATTTCCACGATTCCAGCCACCATTACGAGCATGGTTCTTATAACCACTCACGCTCATCTGAGTAAAATGAAAAGTCTTTGCATCCAGCCATTTTACGTTGCTTGTTACAAACGGGGAAGTCAATGTTCCCTGCATCAGGATCTCCAATAATTCCGGACTCCACTGTTCTGCATAATTTAATGCCATATTATCACCTTATTTCACCTTTCTTTTTAATTAAAACGATTCCAACGTTTTGTCGGGATCACCGGAGTAGCCGACTGCTGCCCTACGGTGCTTGTCTGGCTGCCGGTCTGTCCGGCTCCTACCTGTACAAATCCCTTGGACTGCCCCTCCAACTTTCCCTGCTTAAGCGCCGGAACATCCTCCAGTACCTTGTTGATTGCTTCCTTGAGTTTATCTGTGTCCACCTTGCCGTCTGTCACCGCTGCAGATGTATCCACCAACTTCATCACATACGGAATTGTTTTCACATCAAGCCCCATCTCCACGCCGATCAGCACGCCCTCCTTCTCAATCTCAGACGCAACTGCCAACTGCTGTGCCTGTACCACCTGTGCCTGTAAGGCAGTCGGATCCGGTTCGGATTCCTGTTTCTGCTTCTTGTATGCACCAATGGCACTGTCCATTTCTTCCTTACTCAATCCCTGCTTCTTGAAGTAATTCTTCAGCACGGTATCCTCTGCAACTGACTTTTTTCCTTCGATCACGCTTGCAAGCTTCTCATAATCAATCTCCGGTGTCTTTGGCGGTTCCTGCTGCCCCGCCTGCGGTGCCGGTGTGCCGTTCGGCTCCGGCTGTCCGCCGGCATTCTGACCGCTTGGTTCCGGATCAGCAAAAAGCTGCAGATTCATTGGTAACATGTTCTTTCTCATGGTTTATTGCTCCTTTCAGTTGTAGGGGTGTCTCCCCATCCAGTTTTACGTGTGTCTCACTCAGTTTTGTTCTCAGGTGTCTCCTCGTAGTTTATCCCCGAACAAAGTGTTCGGTTCGCCTTCGGGCAGGGCTGCAATATAAAATCGCAATAAAAAAACACCCTTTCGGATGTCGTATACTGTTTTACCCACAGTTGGGAGATATTGGATCACCTCCTTGCTACAGGGCTGTTCCTATAATTCCTTTGGCCAGTCCTGCTGCCTTTTTCATCAGTCTGTTTTCCTCCAGGTACTCTAATCCTTTCATCGTCAGCTCCGGCCGGTTCAGAGCTACCTTAGGATAACCACAGTCCATAGCATTCCAGGTCTGTCCTCCGGATATGTAACCCTCCTTCAACAGCATTGCCATCAGTCTGCTCCATTTCGGTACCGTTAATCCTAACGCTTTCGCTGACAATTCCTCTGAATCAAACTCTTCCAGATCCATTGCTTTCTGCAGGATTCGAAGAATTTTGTAGATTATGCGAAAATCTTCCATGATACTCTCCTCTCTGGATATAAAAATACCACCGCATCATTTCTGACTGGTGGTATTTAATCCCAAATTATTTCTGGTTCAGGCTGCTCTGTTTTTGGCACCGTACCATATTTCTTTATTGTGTAATCAAAATCATCGGCAACACATTTTAATAGTTCCTCTGCATAGGCATCCTGATCAAAATCTATAGCATTGGGATGATTGGGATAATACCCAAAATGCTCAATAAATTTCATGCTGGCTTCCTTATGTTTTTGAGTCATTTTGTTCCCTCCTTCAGTGATTAAACCTTTTAAAATTTCTATCACCAAATTCCGCAATAATCATCTCGTCGTGTTTTTCTTCCGCCTCCTTTTTATATCGCATTTTATCATCTGCATTTTTTGCTTCTTTTGCTTTTTTTAACAGTTCTCGATATTGCAGGACTAATTCGTCATTTTTTTCATTTCGCTCTAGCATAACCTCACACCTCTTTCACCTTAATTGTACACACAATTTGACTCTTCAATTCTGTTTCTAAAGTGTCTAAGTCGTCAGGAAAATATAACAAATCCTTTCTTTTCGAAACATAATCATATTTACTTTCTTTAGTAATTTCAAGAACTTCATAATCAGTTCCAGATAATACTTCAGCTTCTCGCACACCAAATTTTGAAAGATGCTGAACACCGACACCTGTTTTATTATTTGTGCATTCAAGAATAACCGTACTCGATTCTGCACTTTTGGTTGATGCACCACCAAAGGCTTCCGCAACCATTTTATCACTTGACCAGCTTGATATGATGCCCTTTGATGGTATTTTATCGCCTGATTTCAAGTTTGTAAATTGTGATATATCATAATCAGAACTTTCTGAAAAGTATAAGCCACGATAGGTTGTACCATCATATACAGGCATTCGATCAATTCCTTCTCTTATTACTTTTGCAGTTGTTCCTTCACCCGTAAGAATAGATTCATAATCACCACCAAAATATTCATTAAGTGCATCCTGAAATTCTTTTGCTTTTTCATCCGAATAGCCTGTGTCTAACTTAATCTGTTCAAATGCTTTTTTATTAAAATTATCAAGTTCATTATCAGGAACTTTACCAGTAAATCCAGTGTCTAACTGTTTTCTTTTTTCTTTCCGAAGCAACAGCGTGCTCTTTTGCTTTTCAAAGTCTTTTATTTTGGCATCTATTTCTTTTAATTCATTAAACGAGTTATCACCCGATACATCTCCAAAACCTTCTTCTATAGATTCAAACTCTTTAAACCAATCATCGTAAGAATATCCGTCTGTTATCTTCTCAAATTTTTCTTTCAAAGTATCAAGATGGATATCAATATCAGTTATTTCATTTTTCAGTTTTAGTATATCATCTTCCTTTTTTTCTTTCAACGTATTGCTTGTTTTCTCCCATTGCTTTTTCTTAACTGCATATCTTCTCTGATCGTCCGGATCCATTGCACACCGTTCCAGGCGATCAAACTTCTCCTCCTGTCTCTCGGCATATTGCCGTCGTGCTTCCTGTTTTACATTCTTCTCTATGGCTGCCAATTCTGATTTCTTCCACTTCTTATCCGGAGGTGTGGATATCCCCGGAAAGTATGTGGTATGGGAATCTCGGCAATTCGGATGATATAGTCCAGCATTCATTGCCTGACTGATCAATGGGTACCCCATTTTCTTTGCTTCTGCTGCCGTGCCTCCGGACCACACATCATCAATCATCACTCTGCCTACCCACGGTAGACATAACGGACATGGATTCCCACGTTTATTGATGATAACAGTATGTATGCCCCACTCCTGCCTCTTGGCTCCCTCTCCTGTAAGGTATGCTCTAAGTCCTGCCGTCTTGAGTGCCATTCTGGCATAGGATTTTATATTGACCTGCTTACCGTCTTTATACCGAATGCAGTTAATTCCTGCAGCAGCGTAGTCTTTCACTGCCATATCGACTGCTTTCTCGTAGGTACCGGCTCCGCTGTTTGCATATACCTGTGCATTAAAAATTGCTCGGCGAACTTTATCATCATGCATTCGCAGGATTGCACTCTCAGCACGCTTCATATCACTCTCTACGGCATCCAACAGGGCGTTCATCTTCCGGTCATTGACCCGAAAGAATTCTCCCTGCAGCTTATCCGTTGCCCGGTGCAGCTTAGCACCCTTGCGGATTGCCTCCAGTATTTTCTTCTCCTGCGCCATTTTCCCTTGAGCATTCGCCTGCAGGATCGCCATCCGCATCTTGGAATTGATCGCCTCATACCGCTCTTCCAGTTTTCCTTTGTGTTTTCTGCGGTATTCTTCCAGTCCGGCAAGTTGTTTCGCCTGCCACTGTTCCCACTGAAAGCCCTCTTTCGTTTCCTCTACACGGTGCCGTTTCATATTCCGCATCATGGAATCCAGCAGCTCATTTTCTATGGCCGCAAATGCTTTCCCCACATCATAATCCATATTCTCCATGGTGATATCTCCTATCGGTTAGAATGTACCTTGAAGCCCTGTGATTTAAACTGTCTGGTTAATGCCTTTAGCTGTGTGACGGATGTGCACCGGTCGCACCGCAACTCTGCGTAACCGGTCTTCTCTACCGCATAGATTCCAAAAGGTACCTGTTCCGATGCCACCTCAAGAAGTTTCTGATACTCCTTCCGGGACATTCCGTACATCTTTTGATTTACCTTTACTTTCACCTGTCATTCCTCCCTCGCTCTCTGCTGCCGACTGTTTTTCCACTTCAAGCCCACCCATGTTCAACGCCGGCTCTTCCATCGTCTCCACTCCATCTCTGGCATTTAAACGATTGATCTCTTCCTGCTTCCATTCCTCCGTCTTGGTATCACCATACAGCTCATCCACAACAGCCTCATTGGACATAATGGCACTGGACTTGGCTTTCCCCACAGTCTCAATCTGTGACTCGAACGATGGGTTTGCGTAATCGCCAAACTCCACCGATGTTTCCGTCTCCTCCACCGTTACCTGATTCAGGGTATCCAGTGATTTGAATACGGTATTGATCAACTCCGGTATCGTGGTCTGCAGTGCATCAATGATCTTTCCTCTGGTATACAGTGTGGTCTTTTCTTTCTCACGCTGTGCCTCGGCATTATCCAGTTTCTTCACGTCAATACCGATCGTGGATGGACTGATGATTCCCTGCAGGCAGAGATCTAATGCTGTGATATATGTACTCAGATACGACTCATGAGGTATATCCGGCTGTGTGACATCGATCTTGTCGGAGGCATTTTCACTCATTCCTCCAGATGTAGCAATAAATGTATTGTCGAATGGGTTTGGTTTTAGGAGTGCTCCTGTTTCAGGATTCTTAGGAATGAGGTCCTGCGGAATATACTTTGTTGCACGTCCGTCTCTCATTGCCTGGATCCACTGGCTCCATACTTCATCCAGAGAATCAAAGTCATCTGTTTTACCGTCAAAAATTGACTTGCCTCTTCCTTTCGTCCGTGGATTGCTGTAAATATAAAAAGGCACCGCCATACAGAACGAATCATCAAAGCGGATATCTTTCAATCCGGCTAATGCAGAGACGTTCTTCAGGTCTGCCTTTTGTCCATTATGCAGAAGCTCATTCCGGATATATCCAAAACCATAATGCTCCTGCAGTTCATATTGTTTATTGCCTTCTTTGTAGGCAGTCTTAAAGACCACCTCTTTCATCCGCCCCCGATCATAGATGATATCGATCTGGTCTGCCGGGTACCATTCTATGATCGGATACTCACTCATCCTGGTATCCAGTGAAATCTTAAAGGCTCCATCCCCCAGATATAATGTCTGGCTGACTGCCTCCTCCAGCAGGGACTTAAATTTATTCTCCCGGCTGATCTGCTGCCATGTGTCTTTTCTTTTGTCCGGCACAGTGACTTCATCAAAATCCGTCATAATAATACTGGTCAGCATATCTACCATGATCGCAGGCAGGCCGATGTGCATCTTGCGGATCTCTCTGCCTGTACTGCTTCGTGCCGCCCAGAAGCGGAGTCTGTTCTGGCTGCTGTCAATCTGACTGTATAACTGTGCCAGCTCATCGGGATCTCCCAGATACCATATTCTGTTTTTGATCACATTTGCCTGAAAGTCCATCGTCTCCTGTATATTGAAACTATGCACGTTTGCCGGCGTGATCTGCAGCCAGCTCTGCATTCTCTGTTTTACATTCTCACTCATTCTGTTAAACCACCTCATCTATTTCCTCCATCGCTTGCCAGCGCTACACAAAAAACTATGGTTACGCATATTATGATCAAATGTAATGTGCTCATGATCGTCCTCCTATCTTGTGCTTGTATGGAATCCATGCATACTGTGTACTGTTGATCATGTGATCGTTTGCGTCCTCCGGCTCCTCATCCTTATCCTCTTTCCAACTGTAGTTGTCCAGTTCCCGGATGTAGTTCACACAGGTATCAACCACCTGATAGCACGCCTGTTTCTCATCGTCATATGCCATCCAGCCCAGCTGCAGCATAATACGATCAATGATCGTTACTTTCTTGTATGCATTGTTAAATATATAAAGGCATTCCGGGTGGGCACGTTTGTACTTTGCGCATTCCGTCAATGTTGCCTGATCTGCACTATCCACAAAAACATTCCTTGCCTGACCTCCCCATTCCTTTCGATTCCTCTCCAGAAATGCCACATAATTGACTACGGTATCGCTCGGAGCGATCGGGACCGTCTGACTGGCGTTGTTGTAAACTCTCTCATCCAGTACAATGCACCGCCCTTTGTTCGTGATCCCAACGAAGCTCATAGCAATGGTATCTGGGGATGTCGTAGAGTACGCCGTATCCAGCCCGGAGGTAAAGTATTCAAACCATTCTGTCTGCTGCCCTGTGCTCCGGATATATTTCTTTGCCTGTTCCTTCGTGATGACATGGTGCTTTTTGCTGAAATTACAAAAGACAAGACCGGTTGCCTTGCCTCGTAACCCCTGTATTTTGTTTTTATACATCTTCGTCCCTCTCGGAACGGCATCGATCTTTTCCTGAATGTCCTCCGGTGTCATGGAAGCATTGTCATAAAATGTGAAATACCAGTGTACATACCCCTTAACCGGTTCTTCCTTCAGCTCCGCAAGAAGCTCCACAGGATAATCTGCGGCATATCTCTTCAAAGGACGGCTGTGATTGATGAATTCTTTATACACTGGCTTATCCGGCGCATCCGGGTTGGAGGTAGTCATCATATACTTGCATCGGTGGGTGATCTCACGCAGAAACTCCATATCTGCCGTATTTACCTCATCAATGTATACGCAGCCGGATTGTGAACCAAGAACCTTTTTCCAGCGGGCTTTGTTATCAAAGCCGCATACATAAATGATCTTCATTCCTTTTCTTGTCCGGTACTTGATGTGAGGGAGGCTGATCTTTCCCTGTCCTTTCGGGTAATAATCTGCCAACCCTTCCATCTGGGCGATCAGGCCAAGCTCTGAATTGATCACGTTTTTCTCCACGGTACCCAGATCTGCTCCGGCAATCACATGAAACTTAAGATCGGAGTCTGCAACCATCATCATAAATTTAAAGATTCCTACCGTGGTCTTGCCTGCTGCCGTGGTCCCTTCCAGATAATCCCGCCTGGTTCTGGTAGTCAGGAAATCTTTAAACTTTGGCGATAATACCAGTTTCATATTCTCACCATCCTCACTCCATCACTTCATCCGGATCCACATCATGCAACTGCTTCAGAATCTCTTCCACATTGTTCTCTTTCTCCTGAAGCTGTTCCTCATCTGCCCGGCTGCTGTCTTCCGCTTTCGCTTTCAACAGTTCAATCTCTGCTTTCTGCTTCTCTGTAGCCAGACTCATATGATCCGCCAGCCATTGCAATGCTCTCATCTTATCCAGTAACTCCACACTATCCGTCTTACCGAAGCTGACCTTCTTCACAAGTGTTCCATCAGCGAACGGATTGTTCAGGTCGATCTTATTTCGCTTCGGATCAATGTAATCCTTTGCATCTGCATACAGGATATCAATGTATTTCTGCACGATATCCTCCTCAGAAAGCATCTCCCGGTTGAGACGTCCCTGTTTGAGATTGTTAATTTCCTCTTTCACCTTAACATTTCTTAACATTCGCGAACCTGCTGCCGCCGCTGTTTCATATTCGCAATCATATGCTTTCATGTACGCCTTCGTAGCGTTAAAACTGCGAATATAATAAATACAGAAAAGCCTTTGTTTCTCAGTCAGATCCGAATTATCCGCCAGATTCACCACTTCCTCTGAAGGAGGCGGACTGCTGCCGGACATTTTGCATCCTTTGGAATCTGATTTTGTGTGCACCATTTTTGTATTTTTGTGTGCACCCTTTTTTGCATCCCCGGATCTGTCCCAAGCATATCTTTTTTTCCAGCTCTTGACCGTATTCAGTGATACGTTGTATTTCTCTGCAATGTCCTTATACTTCATCCCGGACATATAATCCACTTCCGCCTTTATCTTGACATCTGACATTTCACCACCTTCCCCACGAAAAAAAAGACGCATTTCCTTCAAAGGAAATACGCCTTAATGAATTATAACAAAAAACTAATTGTAAAAATTTTAACACGTTAAAAAGCATATGTCTAGGGTCGCAATTCGGGCAATATTATATCGCATCGGACCCAAACAGATAAACAGCCATCTCTTTGATGATCTTGCTTTTATACGCTCGGACGGTCTTTTCGTTTAGATTGTCCGAATATCCGTTAGAGCCAGCAAGCATTGAAGCAATTTCTTCCCAAGTATACTTTTCACCACCTGCCTTGTGATTGAAATACCGTATCTCAATAATTTCATAGCCTTTCATTTCTTTGATGTGCTCCAACGCCGCTTCTACTCGCTTCACGTCATTCAAACTTCGATGATACGAGTCCATCCGGTCACGCAGCTTTGTATCATCATCCACCGGTCCTCCGCCGTTTTTTATGTATGAGGTGATCGACTTACTTTTCCTGTGCAATGCAATCTCAAGGTATTCCTGCTCGTTCGAGACATGTTCCTTGAGAACGTTGAAACAATACAGGATCTTTTCTGTATTCTTAAATGCTTCCTTGGACATTGCCTTTTGACGATCAATCCATGAGATGGAATTCATCTTTTGGAACACCTCGTCTATTGTAGCCAAGATCGTTTCCTTTGTCTCCTTACTTACCATTGTGTCTACTCCTCCATCTGTTTTGTGGTATCCGTCCGCTCCACCCGGATACCGCCTTTTGTTCCTGTTTTAATGTCTGCCTTTGTTACATCATCAATCTTGACCGTGATGCTGCTGATATCTTCATCTGCGATCAATTCCACTGCTGCCTTCAGAAATTCTTTTACTTCATCCGGCTGATCACGTTCAAATAATGATCTGACTCTCTTCCGTCCTTTTTCTTTCTTGAGCTTGTTCAGTCGATACCAGTCTGCTTCCGGGCACTTACACATTTCTGTCGCATATTCGTTCTTTTCTTCGTCCATCCAGTCTCCCGGTACTTGGATAGCTGCGATCTGTCCACAGAACTTACAAGCCCCCTCCGTCGATACCAAAGGCATATTGTGTAGTATCCTCTCATTTACCTCTTCACTTAACATCTGCTGCCCTCCTGTTCCCATATTGTAATAATCGCATCAATCACTGCCTGCTGTTTCTTTTCACCAATACCTTTGATCTTACCTATCTCGTCACGGATCTGATCGATCATCGGCATTTTGTTGTGTGTTGGATCTACCGGCTCTTCTCTTGCCCCGGCATCATAGCCGGACCGGTAAACACTTTCTATGTAGCACTTCATTGCGTGATGATCCATACGCTTGATCTTCTCATATTCTTTCCTGGTTAATTCTTTCTTTGCCATGCGACCCTCCTTTAGTTAAACGGCAGTTCCTCCTCGATTGCATCCGGAATATCCATGAAGCCGTCTCCCGGATCCGGTGCCTGCCGTGGTTCGTTTCCTGTACTGCTGCCGTTCTGGGTATTTCCATTCTGTGCTGCTTTGCTTTCAGCAAACTCCTGTTCCTCAATCACCACCTCCGTGGTGTATACCTTGTGACCGTCTTTGTTCGTGTAGCTTCCCGTCTGGATCCGTCCGGTTACCAAAATTTTGATTCCCTGATGAAGATACTTCTCAGCGAACTCCGCTCCTCTGCCGAATACGACACAGTTGATAAAGTCCGCAGTCTGCTCATCGCCCTGGCGCTTATATCTGCGGTCGACTGCAAGGGTATATCTTGCAATTGCTGTTGGTTCATCGCCGGAGCTGTATCTGATCTCCGGATCACGGGTCAAACGACCCATTAAAATTGTTTTATTCATGATCTCCCTCCTTTTCTCATTAACGCTTCATTCAATAATTTCGTAAGCGTTATAATTGCTTCTATTTCTGACATAAAGCCCGTTTTGTGAGCGAGATCCATCTGTTCTTTTGCAAAATCTTCATCTGTTCTTTCTTTTAATGCCTCGTAAATGCACTTTGTAATTTCTGAATACTCTGTAAGTAATTCTCCTGCTGAGCCATTTGCCATAACTGTTCCTTTTTCTGCTTTAATCATTGATGTTCTCCTTTCTCGGCTTTTCACACCGTTCAAATTCTATAACCCATACCCACGGATTTACTGACCATCCGTAACGGTCAGTATCAGATTTTTTGATGGTGGGGTTCCAAAGCTTTTCAAACTGTCCCCTTGCGGTACATGGTCCTGTCAGTAATCCACTATTACATCCTTCCGCTTGTGCTTGTGTTTCTGTAATATCCTGTAATCGTTCTATTCTCACATCTATCACTTTTAACCAGATACGAGCAGCTCCCTTCGGCATGCGGATGGACGGATGCCACTTGACATCGTCATAATTAAGCAATGATCGTTCTTCTCTATTGGTCAGCTTGTCTGCAAGATAGAAATATTTCTCGCCACCATAAGCGCTGCACCATGTTTCTCTGACATACAGAATATCCCCCGGCTGATACGGTGCTTTTCTGATACACAGCTCATTTTTGCCGTTATACAGCATCAAGCCGTCCTTAATATATCCAGTCCACTGTGGGTTTTTCCCTGGAAGAAATTTTACTAATCGTCGTGTGCATGTCTTTCTTCCGTCCAGAATAACTTTCACCATTTCGGTATTAAATAAAATTGGGCGCTCTCTCATTTTTCATTCCTCCTATCCCTCGCAGCAGATCGGAACATCATCAGCAACATTTCTGATACTGGTCTGTTCCTATCTTTTCTCTTTGCTTTTTTGATAGCTTTGAGATTGTACCACTCACCCCAGTAGTTCATTCCATCCGGAACATATACGCCTACATGATATGGAACCTCTTTCTTGATCTGCTCGTACACTTCTTCCGGCATCACATAGTAATTGTAGTCTCCCAGAAAATTGTGACCGTTCTTCGAATGAAAATCCTCTACCGAGGACTTCACCTCATAGCAGTAGAAGTCTCCCTTCTCTATACCGGACACTGTATTGTTTACCGGCTTGAATTTCATAAAATCCACACGCACCGCATTCGTGGTGGCATAGTCGAAAGTCACTTCCCTAGCCCAGTAAATTCTTGGATCATTCTTAGGGCATATATGCCGCTGAATCGAAAGCGATAACATTGCAGTTATCCTTGATCTATCACTCATATGTTTCGTAACCTCCTTATGCAAATGCTAACTGTCCATTTTCTTCGGCTTTCACTCTATCTCTCGTAATATTGGGCATTCTCTTTGCTACACAAAATTCGGGCAAGTTTGAGCGTACCATCGCCGCCGGCAATGGCGGACAAACTGAATTGCCACACCTTCGCACCTGCTCACTTCGAGGATATGTATGCCCTTCAAAGTCGTGATCGATTATATAATCATCAGGGAATCCCTGACAACCATACAACTCCCTTGGTTCCAGCATCCTTAATCCAATGTCAACAATCTGATAGTCAGTACCGTCAATGGTTACCAAGCCAAACCGATCTTTGGCTGTTACTGTATCTAATGGATTTTTTATATCCTGCCCAGTTCCTGCGCCATAATATTTGATTAAAAATGCTCTGACCTCTCCAAAATGTCCGTCGCCTGCTGTTATTGTTGGCAACGGCTGTCTGATATCTTTTCCATCACAGTGGTTATTCATTTGGATTAAATTTGCTGTTATTAAGCTGTTATGATCCCATGCTGTGACCGTTGGTAATGGATTCTTGATACTGTCTCCAGCTCCTTTATATCCACCATCATAATATTTATGCAGAAACGAAGTCACCAAACCATATCGATTTGATCCATCTACTGTCATGATCGGATCCTCTATGGTCTGCCCTCTCACTTCTCCCTTTGCAGTCTCCGAATGATACTGAATCAATGTAGGAGTCATAAGCATATGCTGATTGTTTGCCGTTATCGTATGTACCGGCTCACGCATATCACTTCCAAAGTGGTTCTCACGATTAACAGAGAGATACGGCGTCAACTTCGGCTCCACAATCCCATACCCATGCTTCCCTGTAATGGTTGGCATCGGCTCCCGAATATCGTTCGGTCTACGCTTTCCACCGTGATTGCATTGGATGATGAACGGCTCTGGGTTGTCCAGAACAAACTTTTTCAATCCCCTTGCAATCCTCTCCATCGTTTTGGGTGCCAGCGGCCGCACAGCACGGATGCCATATTTCTCCTTGATTTCCTGCGAAGTATCAAATATAGAGGGACACGGACGGCTGAAATCAATCTGCGTATATGCCCCGACATATGGCTTTAGCAGACTAGCCTTTACCTCTTCGCTGTCTCTGGGTGCATGCGTTGGCTCCGGCCACAAAATCGGATTGCCGTCACACCGGGCAATCATGAAAAATCTCTTTCTCATCGTTGGTGCGCCGTAATCTGCTGCCACCAGCTCACGGAATTGTACCTCATAACCTAAATCCTGTAATTGCTGCACAAACTTTTCAAAAGTCTTTCCCTGCTTCTCTTTAATTGGATGATGTCCCCGGTTTAATGGTCCCCATGTCTTAAATTCCTCGACGTTCTCAAGCATAATAACCCTCGGCCGTACCAACCCAGCCCATCTGCATGCTACCCAGGCAAGACCGCGGATGAATTTATCCTTTGGCTTCCCGCCCTTTGCTTTTGAAAAATGCTTACAGTCCGGCGAGAACCAGGCAAGACCTACCGGATGCCCTTTACATGCCTTTACCGGATCCACTTGCCACACATCTTCACAGTAATGTTTCGTGTTCGGATGATTCGCTTTATGCATGCGGATGGCTTCGGGATCATGATTGATGGCGATATCAACGCTCTTCCCGGTTGCTAATTCGATTCCCGTGGAAGCGCCACCTCCGCCGGCAAAATTGTCCACGATCAATTCTCCGTTTATCATCTCTCGCCCTCCATATAGTCAAACATACTGATCTGCTGCGCCGGTACATCTTCCCAGCCGACACCAATCCAATCAAGCACTCTTCCCCAGCCATACTTTTCCCCTGTCTCCGGATCTGTGCAGCATTCATACATCCAAAAGTGCCATTCCTTCTCATTTCTTTCCCGGAGTCTGTCAAAGCGATGAGGTCTCTCCTCCAGATGTATACCAAAACCACACATACTGCATCCGGTCCGCTGGGCTTTTGTTGTATAAAGAGTCCCATCCGGTTTTCTCTTTATTTCTCCATAAATTTCCGGCACCGGTACTTCCAGATCTAACGCCAGTTGTAAAATATCCTGTCTCAAAAATGGTGCAAACGGTGCGGACCTCATAGTTGTTTTCCCATAATAATTACACCCATGCTCCACAAGAGCCTCTTCACGCTGTCCTCCCTCACTTGCCATCATTCCAAGAAATGGCCAGCTGTTATGTTCTCTCGCCCAGTCATCACATGGCTTTTCTTTGAGGTAATAACAGCATTTATTACTCACCTGAAACGGAGCTGCCTGATAATGTGTGCCATATTCTTCATTTGCCATCCCAGCGAATAGCCTTAGCCACTTTTGCGGCAACTGCATACGGCTGTTTGTTGCAAAATGTCCCTGTGCTCCACACTCGCCTGTTATGATTGCATGGCGCACGGTTTTATTGTTTTCTGTCGGGTGCTGAAGTAGATCAATTTTGCCGGCTATTCTTTTTGAGATAACCGGGAAGCCGATGGTATTTAATACTTCCACTTTTGATTTGTAGGATCTAAGCCGTGTCACTCCTAGCTGCTTATGAATAGTTTGGACGCTCTTATCTTCTACACCTGATACCGATATCGCCGGTATGTCATATCCCAGCTTTCGGATAAACAGAAGTAATGTGATGCTATCCAAACCACCTATACTCACATGAGCATTGCAATATCTTTTATCCATCTCCGTAATAAACTCACGCACTCGTAATGCAGCTCTTTCCACTTTCACCTCGTAAGGGAGATTCTGCTGTGCCATGAATCTTTGTTTGGCTTTTTTCTTTCGTTTTTTGTATTCTTGTAAACTGTCATTGTCCATAAATATTTTTCCTTTTCGTTACTGCAGTTTATATTTGCCGGATCCCTTTCAGAACCCGGCGATGATTCTCCTGTTAATCTGCTGCCCGGTTATTTTTCTTTTACAATGGTATCTGTCCCGGATATCGTAATCCAGCCATGCTTGAGACGTGCTTCTGCCTCTTTCATCTTGATCAGCTGATCGGTAATGGAATTACTAAGCTTCTTGTTTGCTTTAGCTTCCGCTTCTGCAGATATCAGCTCTGCATTTGCCTTCGCTTCCGCCTCGGTCTTCTGCACCTCGGCATCTGCTTTTGCTTTGTCGATGGCAGTCTGATTGTTTATTTTCTGCGTCTCTGCCTTCTGCTGCGCCGTAATTTTTGCATTGATAGCTTCTCTGGTCTTTTTGTCTACCGTAATATCGATCAGAGAAACATTGCTGATCGTGATGCCATACTCTTCGAATTTATCTGCCAGATATTCGGTCAATGCTGTATTGACGTTTGCCCTCTCGGATCCTAAAATATCCGATACCTTATATCTGGAAATCACTTCTTTTGTCCAGGATACGATGTTCGGTTTAATAAACTGGTCACGAACATCTTCTCCATCCTGTCCCTTAAATCTAGTAAATACCTCGCTCACTTTATTGCTCTTGAACTGATACGAATATGTAAGATCGATCTGCAAAGCTTTTCCTTCTGAAGAACTTGCCGAAAAACTTTCGTCCTTTTTGGAGTCACCTTTCTTTTTCTTCGTCAGGTACGACTGCTCCAGTCCTACGGTATACGTTTTCACTTTCACTGTCGGCGCAGTAATATGCCAGCCCTGTCCCAGAACCTTCTCTTCCACGCCTTTGTTGATGTTGTACTGCACGCCCACATATCCGGCCGGAATGACCTGAATATTAATCGCAAACATTACAACCACCAGCACCATAATAATTCCTGCAATAACTCCTCCAGTTTTTGTGTTATTCATTGTTTGTCTCCTTTTCTTTTTCTTTTATATTTTCATCTGCTAACCTTTTTTTCAGCATCAGGTAATATCCCCCGATTGCCGGAAATAAAGGTAACAGGAGAATCCATGTTATCGCCATAATGCATATGGCTAATATTGCCAGTGTTAAATACATCTTGATCTCCTTTCTCTGCTGCCCTTGGCAGCGGATGCACTATTCTTGCATATATTTCGTTTGCCATCACCTCCGGATGACGGTTCTCATACGCCTGCCTTGCCGTTATGCTTGCTTCGCAGGCGTGCTGATATTTACTCCATAAAATCAGCTTATTCAAATACTTACCATCCTCTTTGATCGTCCCGTTGTATTCGCAGTCAGGGCGATCACAATGAAAGCAGTCAGGCCACTTGCATTCTGTTAATTTTCTGCTCATGTGATCACCTTTTCTTCCTGCTACCGTCCATGTTGTAGTCTGACCGGCTCTTGTAAAAGCTGCATTTCTCCTCGCAGCTGCAATAAAGCTTTTTCAACGCTCTGCACCGGCTCTGGATCGGTTTATTACTCATGCCATCATAAGAAATGCAATCCATTTTGATTTTTGCCATCGTTTTTTCTCCTCTCAATAATTTTAATAAAGTCTTCCGCCCATTAGCCGGCGGATAATGTCTTCTCTGTCCATGGTGCCGTCCGGATTCTTTTGAGTCTTCGAGAAATATTTCTCTGCTTTCTTCCGGCTCATGCCAATCCGGTTAGCCACCAGTTCTACAGCCAGCTCGCTTTCCGTAAATAATGATTCATATTCCCGCTGCATTTCACACTTCAAGCGCTTGTCCAGCGCAGGATTCATATGCACCGACTCCGGAGACATGTTATGATGATACGGGCAAAGCCTTATCAGATTCATTGGAATGTCCGGTCCGCCCTGGGAACGGAACACGATATGATGGCTGTGACATCCCTCATGGATGCAGCCGGGGATTTCACATCTATGCATTGCAATCATCCTCCTCCAGCTGATGTGCCACCGTTATTCTTATATTGTCCATCTTTCTATTCCTTTCCGCCGTCTTCGGCTATCTCTTGTCATCAATCGTCTTTTCCCACTCCTGCGAGTTTTGTTCGCCCCGCTGCCCTTTCTCTCGTTCCTTACGCATCCAGTCCGTGTAGCAATGATGCTGTTCCGGTACTACACGGATGGCATGACCTGCTGCCGCTTTGAGAAGCTTGTCGATCAGGTCAGCGTTCTTCGTTGCCTGATACTCCCGCTCTGCTGCCGACTGGAACCGGCAGAGATTAAACCCTCCGGCAAGGTATCCACTGGCTGCATGGATCTCCAGATTATAATTCCCCCGGAGATGTGATAGGGCTATTCTGGAAATATGCAGGATTGCCCTGTTCTGTGTGGTATTGACCACCTCGCCGTGATGCACGGCGGTGTAGGTCCGTCCCTTAAACAATGTCTCCAAAACAATCGAATATACAGCATTTCCTTTTTTCAGAGACCCCTTCCATTGCATATCTATGTATATTTTTACTTGTTTCAAATTGCTGTCCGCTTTAGCATTTGCTTTATCGGACGCCGTTTTTATCTCCATGGTTTTCACCTCTTTCTTTTTCAAACGTGAATATATGTAAAAGCCTCCCGTCAGGTCGGATATGTATGTCTTGGAATCAATATACCGGCAGGAGCCCTGAAAGATCCGCTCCATCATCGATCCCATATCGTCGCCGGCGAGAACCAGATCCCGCATCTTCCGGCGTGTGAGCTTGGTCACATTCTCCCGGACGATCGGTTTCTTTAAATTCCGGGAATGCTGGATCAGATGCCTTCCATTCAATTCCAGCTTGCATATGTATCGGGCAAATCCCTCCAGTCCAAAGTCATCGTCTGGATCGGCATACTTACTCTCTACTCTGCCTTTTGTCCATTTGCTTTCCGCCACATCTCTGTCCATGGCAGACATGATCAGATGGTGATGGATCCGCACCTTGTTGGTGGGTCCATCCACATACTCGATCACATATATATATTTCAACGGCGTCATCCCCTGCTTTCTTCGATAACGGCCGATGGCTGCTAAATAATTCTTGATATCTTTCCGGGCACGGTCCAGAGACGGATACTCTCCATCCTTATATGTCAGCGTGACGATCAGATCACCGGCACGGAAATTGGTGTTGATGATCCGGATATATTTCTTCTGTCGGTTCTTCTGATTCAGCCGCTTCTGTGCCTCTCTGCTTGTCCGGTACTTCTCCGCCCTGGGTACATCCTTCCGGTTCAGATAGACCGGATAGATATTGCTCTCCACATAGTCTCCGGATATGATCCTCTGCAGCATGATCCGGCAGGATGCCAATGCCTTCATCCGGCGGTCTACCCTCTCCGCCTCGGACTCCTCTCCCAGTACAGAGCTGTCATAACAATCCTCTATATTTAACTGCCCGTCTCTGCTGACCGGCAGGGGGCTTACTTTCCATTCTTTCCCGTACACATCCTCGAAATCATATTGATAATATGTGCATTTTTTCTTCATACGGCTCATGTTCCTCTGTGCTTCGTTTTATAATACTCATTACAAGGTCGCCAAAGGGCTATAACCCTTGGCTTTCCTTGACTTTTCAACGCCTATGCCGTATGATTAAGTTGTTGGTGTCATACGACATTTTCCGAGGGCGGCTCTGCGATAGCTGCTCTCTTTTTTCTTGCCCTCTGCCGGACGTGCTGCAGGCTCTCCTCGTCCCGGTACGACAAGATGATATCCTGCTCCGGGCGGCGGTACTCCTGCCGGAGCTGACTGTCAGGCAGGATGTAGTAATCAAAGCATATCTGCCCTTTGACCACGGTACCGACATACTCCAGATCTACAGGAATGTGCGGTCGCACCGAAGGAACATCCTCCTGATCTACTCTCTCCTGCAATTCCGGAGGTAGCTTGTCCGCCTGTTTTGCCGGTTTGGTACCGGCGGCGTAAAACAATCTAACATCTTCCAATATATCCTCCTTCAAATTCAGATGGGATCTGCAGAATAGCTGCAATCCTCTCCACCTTGGATGCATCGTCACTCTCATCCACCACTACCTTGGCAACCGCCTCAAGCAAGTATTCTTTACACTGCAGATTGCTATAATATTCCGCATCGATCTTCACTTTCTTTCCTGTCTGTCTCTCCGCTTTACTATTTCTCAATAAATTCATCATATTTTCCTTTCTTTGCTCAAACTTTCATTTCCTGTCAGTCTTAAATATCAAGACCTGTCTTGTCCTTCATCCGGCGATAATAAAACTCCACATCGTGTCCCTCCGGATCCAGATTGACTTTTATGTATTCATTGACCATGTACGCCATGATCAGATCTGTGCGTCCTGTCCCTTTGTTATTGGAGGCAAATCCAAAATATTCATTCAGGACCATAAACATCACGGCGCCGGACGATATGAAATATTCATCCCGGACACTTCCATATATGGTCTCTGTCAGACTTTCTACCTTAGGTCTGATCTGTGCTGCTTGAATCCTTTCCTGCAGTCTGCCGGCATAGAACTCCAGATTAAATCTTGTTGCCTCCTGATCAAACTTCAACGCCTCCTGATTGATCTGTTTCACCATTCTCATAAGACGTTTATCGCGGAAACCGAATTGATCATAGAGGACATTGATGATAATGCAGGCAGCCAATGTCCTTCCGTCCATTCTGCCCTGCTCTGCTGCCCTTCTGGCTTCTCCGTCCGGAGCCTTTCGGTGTTCCGCTTTCCGGCGTTCCTTTCTCTCCCGGCGGATCGCTGCTCTCTTTGCACTCATTTTCTTTCCCTTCCTGCTTGTCTGGCAGGCACAGCGGAGGGCGCATCTAATATGTTTGTAAAACATTCTGTTTGGGGTAAATCTGTGATTATTACTATAGGAGAAGGATTCCGATACGCCCCCTGCTATACCTGCCGTTCGCCTTTATGCTGTTGTCTTTTTACCTGATGGTGTGACTCTGGTATATCCAAGCCCCTCCATCATTGCGTCTGCCAACTGTTCCGAGAAATTCTTCCGGATAAGGTCCTGTTCCTCCTGAGGTAAATCTTCCACGTTGACATATTTACCATCCCGTGGGATGAAAAAACGGTTCTTTACCTCTGGTTTTGCTTTTTTTGCCATATTTATCACACTCCTTCCCTTTATCCTATGTTGATGGGGTTGTTCGGGTGTTGATCCCTCCCCTTCAACTAATCCATTACATCTCTTGCGTTTTCATCTTATTTGTCCTATAATTACTATTTCAAAGAATATATAATACAAGGAGATAACAATGTCTTTACCAACATTCCAGCAATTAGAAACTTTACTCAATTCTGTAATCAGCCCCGCCTTATCACTTTTTATTTGCTTTATCACCCTGACATATCAGTATTTTTCAAGCCAAACACCAATTGCCAAAGAACGACTAGAACTGGCCTATCATCCTCTTTTTCTTAGCGTTGAACCCTTTTTATACAAAAAGGTTTCTTTCCAAGATATAACTCCCTTCATCGAAACATTTCTCCAGATAGAAAAAGATCACTCGCTCCTGCTCTATCCATCTCTCCGACAACATATGCATCGAATTATTGACAACAAAAAGCTTTCCTGTAAGATAAATGATTATGATATCGACGACTGGACTCTCATTTGCAACTATATATCTAACGACTACGATAAACTCTGCAAGCGAGCTCATATTCCTTTGCGTAGCACTGCTTATCGTCTGAACTATCGCCAGTATTCATCAAAATTTCGTATGATTGCCGGATTATTTACTCTAAATCTTCCTCCCTTAATTGCTTGTTCGTTAGTTTGTTGGATATTTAATCCTCTTTTTTCGATACTAACAACTTTGCTGATGTTTATTTTCCTCGTTTCATATCTTGCTGATCACTGACCTAAAAGGATATGAGCGATCTGACATAATTGATCAATATCATCAGCATGACCACGATATAAATAAACTCCACATTTCGATTGTGATCTGGCATTGCTCCCTTAAGGCATGCACATAATGCAGTGACTGACAACATTTTCATTATTGTGGCTTCCATCTCTTCTACCCCTCCTCTCATTACCTTTCTAATCCAGATTCTGAACCAACATTTCCAACGTAAGTTTTGCTTTCCCTGGTTCTAATCTTGAATTCACATCAATATTGTAATTTTCTACATATCGAAGCTCCTTATCATCAAGTTTGATTTTGTACCCTCCATCGTTTTCTTCTACAGAAAGCTTCATTGGATTTTTACCATCCGTCTTTGTTTCCTGATCTGATTCCGATACTGGATCAACACTCGGCACCGAAACGCTGGTTTCAACAACCATCACCCGCTCCTCGGTAACTACAATTGCTGTATGTGGGTGGTAGTTCTCTTTCAAATAATCAATTAATGGTTTTGACATTTCTAAAAGCTTTTCATGTTCATTCATTTTTGTTTCACCTCTTAATCTTTAAAATTTATATCAAATTTAATTTGATTTCCTAGGCAAAAAAATATTGTCTAGGGGAATCTTATAGAGCTCACTTAACTGTCTACTCTGCTGCATTTTAGGCTCTGTCTTTCCATTTTCCCAGTTATTAATTGTCTGTTTACTTACAGATAACGCCTTAGCTACGTCATATTGTGTCATTTTTGCATTGACTCGAGCCGCCGCTAAACTAATTTGTAGCTTCTCCAACGTTCTTCACCTCCTTGTCTTGGTTATAAATATAAATCAAATTAAATTTGATGTCAATACCATAATCAAACTTTTTTTGACTTTTGGTTGATTTTGTTCAAATTTTATTGTATTATCATTTTAAAGAAAGCGGGGTGATACTATGACTGATGAACAGCAAAAAATGATTTTTTCAAACAATCTTACAACATTGCTGCAAGAGCACGACAAAACACAAAAAGAAGTTGCTGAAGCAATAAATGTTTCCCCGCAGACATTTAATACCTGGTGTAAGGGTATTGCGCTACCGCGTATGGGAAAAGTTCAATTACTAGCTGACTATTTTAATATCAAAAAATCTGATTTGATAGATGAAACAGATAATACACATACTCCGGATTATTATCTCAATCCGGAAACCAGCAAAATTGCACAGGAGATTTACGACAACAAAGAACTTTCCCTTCTTTTCGATGCAGCCAGAGATGCTGATCCTGAAGATCTGCAAACAGTCCATAGTATGTTAATGGCTTTGAAGCGAAAAGAAAAGGGGCAATAATATAGGGGGGTGAGGCTTCTGGATGATGTAAATGTACAAGTATTAGACTTCGGAAATTCGATTCCGGCAACCGTAACTATTAATGAAGATGGGAGTTTTAGCATCTTTTTGAATGCACGTCTTTCCTACGAACAGCGTATGCAGGCATATCTGCATGAAATGCGACATATTCAAAAAGATGATTTTTTTACTCACAATACTGTAGAAGAGAAAGAATTGCATAACAAACACTAAACAACTTATATGGGAGGTATATCATGGATTTTAAAGGACTCATCAAATCGGCAGCTGATAAAACCGTCGAGATGGCAAAAAACGAGATTGAAAAAGCGCAAACTCAGAAACAGATTATCGCAGAACAGAGAATGCAGGTAAAAGTAGGATTTCGAATTACTGCCGGTGCTGCTTTAGTACATTCTCCCTTAGTATCAAATATGTATCAGCGATCAGACGGTACTATTTATTTCAATCAGAACATAGATGATAGTTTCACTTTACTTGAATATATTTGGAATGGTCCACATTTTCAAAAAACAACAAATTCTATCGCAAATACCAACGGAATAGCGCAATCCAGTGGAAACCGAGGCGCCATGGCTGCCGGTGCTGCGATGGGAGGTGCCGTTGGCGGAATCGGAGGTGCTATGGTCGGCACGGCAATAGGTTCCGGTGGTAAGAAAAAGCAAAAATACCAGTCAACAACTATATCAACTTCAACCCAGCAAAATGTGGAACAATTCACGCCTGCTACCATTAAATTAAAAAACAACAATACCGGAGAATATATCAGCATTGTCATCGCATGTAATACAATCATTGACAGTTATATACAAGGATTCCGTTTCTTTCCTGAACAAAAACAGACTATCCAATCTGTTTCGAAAGATACCACTGATGCGTTAAAGGGAATTAAAGCGCTGAAAGAATTATTGGACATGGGCGCAATTACTCAAGAAGAATTTGATGAAAAGAAAAAACAGCTACTCAATAATTAGTTTTATTGATCCATCTGTATTAAATATAATAACCTTACTCAGGGAGCCAAAGGGTGCTACGTCAGCTGCCGGACTTTTACAAAGGAGGGAGCTGGTGCCAATGGTTACATACAGTGATCTATTCACATTTGTAATTATGCTTTGCGCAGTGATCACACTCGTTTTTTCACTTACACGCAA